TAGAGCGCGTCTTGCACCTGCCCGCCTACGCTGGTTTTTACTTCGCTAGTGCTGCATTCAAAAGCTTGCCAAGTAAAGGCGATAGGAGAGTCACCCGCCAGGACATCATCGCCACCTAGTAGCGATACACCGATAACAAACTGATTAGCTCCTGCCAGAACATCGTCACTGCCTAACAAGCTGATACCTAGAATAAATAAGTTGCCTTCAGCGTCAGGAAGATAAAACTCAACCTTTAGATCGCTGGCGATGTCAAAGTCAGTTAGAACATCACTCATTTGAGCAAGTTCCTCAGCGTTGAGCCTGTCTGGTTCTGGTAAGCCTGCAAGCTGGAGACAACTCCTGCAGCATTAGTGCTAGGAGTGTTCACCACGATGTTGTTGTTTACTGTCACGCCTGGTGCCATGTTGCCGAATGTGGTGGGGTTAGGAGCCTTCAGTCCACTCTGTCCTGAGAAGTTGACAGCTCCTTGTCCTGCTACCCGCTCCCAGCCACCATTAGCCATTAGCTTGCTGTTTACAAAATCAATAGTTTGCAAGGCGACAACAACGGCGGTTAGAGGCCCTAGAGCGCCCTTCATGCTGACTGCCAGAGCATTTGTTCCGGTAGCGCTCAGAGCGGCTACGACATTGTAAGCCTTCCAAGCGACAGTTAGGGTTGTGACAATTCCAGCAATCGGTAAAAGTGCGTCTTTGTATTTGACAATCCAATCGACAACAATCTTGAATTGCCCAATGAGATCCACAATGGTTTGCACAATCTCTTGAATGTATTCCGTAGTCCCAGGCTCCGACAACCAGGCGGAAAAGTCCTCTAGGTAAGGCAGTAGCGCCATACCAATCTGCTCCTGCAACTCCCCAAAGAGAATCTGCATTCTGGCATAAGGGTCAGTGTTGGCTGCTGCCTCAGAAGCTCCTGCAAACTGCTGAGCTAGGAAGCCGATAGGGTCATCAACGCCCTTTACTGCTGGGAGCAGTCGCTCTAGCGCTCCGGTGCTGCCTTCAAGTGCTTTAGACATGGCCTGAGTAACAGCGTCAAGTGACTTACCAGAGCCAGCAGAAACATCCAGAGCAATTCCCAGAAGTCTGTTTGATTCTTCTAGGTTGCCTGTTGATTGAGTTAGCTTGGCAAATGCTGGGCGTAGTTGGTCGTCAGCAACCGCTGCCTGAAGCTGATACTTACCAATAATCTTTTCGACGGCACTGATTTGATTGTCAGTTGCGTCTGTGCTGGCCTTTAGGGATAGAGCAAGTAGCTCCTGCGACTTGACATCCTCGATTGCAGCCTTAGAAGCCTCTTTGAGCTGGTTGATTACAACACCGAGGGAGAATCCTAGACCGATAGCTCCTAGAGCGGTTTTCATGCCCTTAGAGATTTTGTTAACAGTGCCGGATAGTCCGTTGAGGTCTTTAGCAGCGCCCTGAGTTGCGCTGGTGAGCTTCTTGAACTCTCCCAAGATTTCAACATTGAGAACTAAGCTCATCTGTTCTGCTCCTCTAGCACTTTTCTAAACGCTGACAATTCTGCGAGAGTTAGCTGCCGTATTTCGCTAGGTGGAAGTCCTGTTGCCAGGCTGAATCTTGCCATGCGATCAGCAGCGTCCTCTCTTACTCTTTTTTTGCGTCAGCAGTCAGAAACTCTATTGCTTCCTTTTGCGTCAGCTTTTCGGTGTCCTCGAATTTGAATCCTGGGACTTCTCTGCGTTTGAAAATGAAATAAAGCACTCGTAGCGCTCGGCCTCTTGGCTTGCCGTCTGCTAGTGCCTCATCGAATCCTGCACCTAGCATTAGTTCGATTTCCTCGATTTCACCGAGGGTTAGTTCCTCAATCTTAATCATCTGCGTTTCTCGCCTTCGCCGTTTCTCTTTCAATAAGTTGCTCTAGTTCGCGTAGATAGTCCTGGTAGACATCATCGCGAGTCAATCCTATTGCCTTTATGAAGAAAGGCTGTGGTTTGATGTTGCGTTTGAACCAACCCCAGTGAATCGGGTTTGCGTAAGGAACTCGCCCATTGTTACCGGCACTGATTGAAACTCGCCCAGTGGCTCTGGCTGCAATCCTGATTGAGTCCCTGAGCGCTCCTGAGCGAACCGGAGCCAAAGTCTTTGCTTCATTGACTACTCTGTCTGCTGATCTCTTAGCAGCGTCAGTAATCTCTTTGTTTGGGACTCCTACACTCTGCAACGCTTTTGTTACAGCTCGCAGTCCCTTGACCTTGACTCCGGATTGCTCCATGAGGTTACGCGGTTACAATCTCCACGCCGTAGTAGACATCGTTAGCTGGGTCATGCACAGCGTTGTCCACTCGTAGGGTTACAGAGAAAGTAGAGGTGTTATTGCTGGTAAGGGATAGCGGTGGTAGCTCGTTGAACTTCACTGTTCCCTCGTAGTGTGGCTGGTTGCTTGAAGCGGTAGCGTTGCCGTTAGGCGCGATGGTGAAACTTGCGGTAGTTCCGAAGTTAGCCCATAGCACTCGGTAAAGGGAATCAGCGTCACCGGACACAATACCCTCTAGGGTTAAAGCCCACTCGCCACCAACACGCTGCTCGCAGAAGGTCTGGACATCGCCTGGTGCGTCACCGAGCTGAAGGTCCACCATCGTAGCGTCGCACTCGTAAGCGGTGGAGCCAATCTTGAATTTGATGTTTTGCGCTTGAATACGCGTTGAAGCTGCCATGATGGAAGCCCTTTCTTTAGATCGTAAGTTCTATTTCGACATTGACTGTCGTTGCCAGGTATTCGGCATTGTTGGTCTGCAAGTTGTAAGGGTTTGCCACTCTAAGGGTTCTGGCGTAGCGAATGTTTGCCAATGCTCCTAGAACATCAGCGATTGCCTCGTCAAGTTTCTCAGTCGCCTGCTTGTTAGTTGCAGTTGCAGCAACGATTACAAGCTCCAAACTCATTACATATTCCTTACCTAGCGAGCTAGGGGTCAGATAAGGGTTAGCGCTGTTGATAATCACAATAGGCGGAACAATCCGCTCTGGAACATAGTCCAGAACAGTTAGTCCGGCAGCGTCAAGGTCTAGCTTGAATTCCTGCTTCGTAAGTGTGATTTCGTTAGTCACTAGACTCCGTAATTAACCCAGGGAAGTAGCAAAGGATAGACAGCGCCCATTGGGTCTTTTGCAACCCTCATGGGGCTGCCATCCATGCTTGCAAACTGAGCAATACCCTGAGGCGCACTCCTGCGGTGAAACAGCTCACTCGCGCAGATCAGAGTAGCCTGGTCAGTGATAGTGGCTGGGACATCTTCGACATCGCCAACATATTTATTCACCAATGCAACTCCAGAATCCAAGCAACCTTGAATAAAGTCGCCTGTTTCTTCTGTGCCAATGTAAGCCTGAAGCTCCGCAAGAGTAACGCTCATTTGGATACCTGCTAAGCGGTTACATCCAGCTTGACAATCGCGCCCAAGCGTGGAGCGGTGATTGCCATGTAGCCGTAAACCGATACAGAGTCAGTCAGGGTGGTGATGTCACCATCGGTTAGGCGAACAGGAGCGCCAGCGGATTCGTGGGTCGCGATAGCGGTGCTGTTTGCCATGTAGACAACTCCGGTTCCGATTGCTGGGTCAACAATGATTGGCAAACCAAAGATTGAGCCAGCTAGACCTGGGATGTTTACCTGTCCAACAGTGTTGCTTCCGTCTCCGTTAGAGGAGAAAGCTAGGCGACCATCGGTTGCTGCAACCTTAGCCAACTTCACATAGCCGTCGGTGCCGGTGAGGATGAACTCTGGGCGTAGACCGCTGTGAACATAGATGTAAGCAGTTGCGTTAGCGATACCCTCAGCTAGAGAGCTTGGAGTGCCACCGTCAGCGTCGAATACCTTGCCGGTCCAGGTTAGGCCGTTTAGGTAGTTCACTAGAGCGGTGTTGGTGGTGTTTGCGTAAGCAAGGGACAGACCGCGGAATACCTCGTTCAAGGTGTTGATCGAAGCACGCTCAACATACTGACGAGAGAAGCTGGTGTAACCGCCGTAAGTAGTTACCGGAGCGGTAACAGTCTCAAAGGTTAGGTTGCCGAAGCTTAGAGCCTCATTCTCAGGGTCC